AAATCGGAATACATGTTCATGATACCATGGACCTCACTGAGGAAGTCCTTGCCCATGGCATCGGAGATCGAGCCGCTCATGTCGATCGCGATCTCAAGGTCAATGGTTTCGTCCTTGTCCAGCGTCGGTAGGAAGATTCCCGAATACATGTGCTTGCGGTTAGGACGCATCCAGGTGAAGTCGTCGGTAACGCAGCTCTGTATGCTCTGCTTGAGCAGATCACGCCAGTTGACCTTTGGTTCGACGAGATCGTCAATCAGCCTGCGAAGACCCAGTGGCATCTTCCCGGCAGCAGCATTGGCCGCCTGCAGGACCTTACCCTTCATCTCCTCGCGGATCTTCTTGAGGTCCTCGTCGGAAACCTCGATAGGGATGCCATTCTTGCCGTTCTTGCCGCCGGCACCGTCCTTGCCCATCTCAAGATGGACGTCGAGGGTTAGCTCCTTCTTGACCTTGCGCTTTTCGAGATCATCATAAACGGCTTCAGAGGTCCAAATCTTGGGCTTGGTATAGCGCTCGTCAAACAGACCAACGCGCTGGGTCTTGGTCTTGCGACCGCTCTCGTCGCTTTCCTCTACCGCGACCCGCTCCTTGGGCATCTTGCCGATATTGTCCTGGATCAGCGTGGCATTGATCACGTAGTCATTGGCCATGTTCCACCAGGACGGATCCCTGTGGCTTCTGCGACCAAAATGGTCAAAGGCAACGTGGAGGACCTCATGGCAAAGAACGAACTGTATCTCGTCAACGTCGAGCTTCTTGAAAAACTCTCGGTTATAGTAGATGTTGCGCCCGTCAACAGCGGCGGTTGGACACCAGCCCTGGTCGGTCGCATCGACCAAGGGAAGATGCATGATCAGCGTGCCAAAGAATGGCTGACCAAACAGAAGCTTGATCCGTGCTTGCTTGATCTTCGTTTCTACGGGATCTCTCTTAGAGAGCATGTGATTGGTCCTCCAAATTGATACGCAGATTATACCGCGCGTTTTGATTTCGTCAATGCACCGGGACAGCAAGATCCCGGTGCATTGACATCATTGCTCAAACGTTCGGCAGCAGATCCGCATAACGCTTGACGAATTCCCTCCAGTTCGTCAGCGCCGGGGCCTCGATCGGAAGCTTGTAGATACCAAGGATGGTCTTGCTGCCCATGACCGCAAGCTCGTCCTCGAAGTTGTCCATCACAAAGCGCAGGAAGGTGTCGACCTGCTTCTGGAACTCATCCATCGGCTTGCGATCGCCATCAGCCTTGGCACGCACTCCGCGCTCAGCCTGGTCCTTGAGCTCGTAGCAAAGAGCGGTAACCAAGGCATACATCACGTCGATCTGCTTGGTGTTCAGCTTGGTGATCTTGCCGGTCAGCACGTCCCTTGCATGTGGCAGGTTCGCGGCTTGATTCCGATAGGTCATGAACTTAACACCCACGCCCTCGCCGATCGTGCCCTTGACCATGTCACCGAGAACATCGCTGGGCAGGGACGCGTCGACTAGCTTGCCGTCGGGACCTTCCTCCTGCAGAAGCTCGCTGACGAAGTACCAGGATCGCGGGGTAGCAAAGGCATAGCCTTCGGCGCTCGGATTGAACTGATTCAGATCGCCGCCCTGGAAGTTGATGTAACCGACAACGTCCTTGTGGACGCGATTCAGCGTGGCCCATTCGAGCCAGTCGTCCTTGTCAACCTCAAGGGTGAGGTGAGTGAACCGGTTGGCCAGCGGCATCGGCATGTTGTATGCCACGCCCTTGTCCTTGACGCGGTTGCCTGCTGCGATGATCACCACGTCCTTGGGCATGACATAGTTGCCAATGCGCCGATTCAGGATGATCTGGTAGGTAGCGGCTTGCACGCTCGGCGGTGCTGCGCTCATCTCGTCGAAAAACACCAGGGCGCGGCTCATCTCGTCGGTCGGAAGATCGCTGGGAGTGCTCCAGCGGAACTCCTTGTCGGTGATCGGCACGCCCTGCTCGTCACGGACGAGGTTGCCGTCCTTGTCGTAGACCTTGACATCGGCGAGATAGGGGATACCACGGATGTCAGTCGGTTCCATCAGCGGGAGTCGGATATCGATCAGCGGTCGCCCTTGGCTGCGTGCAACCTCAGCAACTAGATCGCTCTTGCCGATACCCGGCTGACCCCAAACGAACAGCGGTCGCTTTCTCGCGATGCTATGCTTGATAGCCAGCTTCAGCCGGCTGGGGTTCACGGAGCTGAGCTCCAGTACCTTGTTGCGTGAGCTATTGGAAGCCATGATAGGTCCTTGTGTCTGTGAAGTGATGATGCTTTATGTTGGCCGTTTGCGGTATCGTCAAGCAACTATTTTGGAGAACGAAAATCAACGAATTGATGCAAGTTGCCGTCGAACATGGACAGCTCAAAATAAACGGATTGATCCCAGACGATCATTGATCTGCCATGCACGTGCCATGGTCCATTTATCAACCGTCCTAGGTTCATCAATATGCGCCCAGTGACCAGGGCGTTGGAATCGTTTGCAATGACATATGGTTTGTAAAGCTTCCCAAGCATTGCGCATCCAAAGGACGATAGCTGCCATCCGGTGCCCACGAAGATCTTTGATCGCTGATCGCGTATTTGCTTGGATATGTCCTGGTCTATGTCGGTATCGCAAAGATGTGCGAGCAGCACCTGTCTAGATGACCAACCGCTAGGTAAGTCATTGAGATCCTGCTGGCTTTTCTTCGATAATCGGGCCATTTGTTAGCAGATGTACCTTGAACGCATCCGTTTTAAACAGTGAGTTGAGCTTTTCGGCTAGATTGTGTGCATGCCCTGGGTTCGAAAAGCTCACCTTGCGATACTTAGGACCCGGGTAGTCGAGGAGCTTGTTTAAGCTACGGAGATTGATCGGTTTTCCGTCCATGAACACCGCATAGATACCATCGGCCGCAAGGATCTGCTCGCTCTTATACGTCTTTGGGTCCGTATGATCTAACAGCACCGTTGGCTTTGGTCTACTCATCAAATCCTCCGTGATATTTATCAGGAGGATTATTTTTTAGACTGTCCGGCGTTACCCGAAGGACGGGATCACGTCCTCGAACTGATGTGGCTCCCAGGTTTTCATGACCAAAATCATCTTGTTATGCATAAACATTGGTATCTTGATGTTTTCTGCCCTCATCTCAGCTGAGTCTGGATTCAACGCCCGCATCGCATCGACATCAAGCGTTGCATCAAGCAGCTTGTGGTATATCGTCGATTTGGTCATCGCCCAAATGGCCAACAATGCGCCGACGCTGTATGGAACGACCAGGTCTGAAAAACTGGTGTAACGATTGCCATTGTGTTCAAAGTGATATATGCGATCGCTGAGCTTTGAAAAAGTCCGTGCTTCTTCGATCGGATCAGATGCATCAATAATCGTCATTGTTAGACTCTTCTATGAGGGTTCCGTTTCGATGCGATTCTAGGATATCAAGCATGACGTCGCGCGTCGGTTCAAACCCGTAAATGCAATACTTGGCAACACGATTTGCCGAGATCTTGTTGGATGTTCCGGGCGATCGTCGCAGTATCTTTGCGTCGCAATCGGTGATTGCCGTTGCATCGGCAGCGACGATGGTCCCATCACTAATGAACCTACAAACCGTTAGGTCAAAGTCATCGAGAACGTCTTCCATGCTACCGCACCATCGTTTGCGTATCGCTTGGACGGTCACGACATTTGGATGAACCCTGCCTATTTGTACCTGATACGACTTTGCGTTTTCAGTGACATGGACCGATTGCGATTTCATTGGTTTAATGCTGTAGCCGTCGGCAAGCACGACATCGATCTTGGTCTGTAGCGCATCAAGCATCGTACAAGCACGATCAAAGGAATTCGGATCTGGGAAGAACACGTCAACGTCAGCGGTTTTCCATGGCAGATCGTACCAAAGTCGCCTGGCACATCCGCCGGCTATCCACGGACCGTTTTCCATTGATAATCCGCCGATCATCCTCGCCAGCGCGCGTAGATCGTGATCGTTGACTTCTTTGAAGAGCAGGGTCATGTGTTAGATGATAGCTGAGAAATGCTGATCGTCAAGTGAATCCGCCACCGGTAATCTCTATCTCCGTTTTGTCCGCAAGAAGCTCGTCCTGTAGCTTGATTATCTTTTCGTTCAGGGTCGCCGTTCTAGCCAACAGCAATGCAACGGCGGTGCTCAGTTCCTCGGCCTCGAGCATCGTTAGCCTGATCTCCTTGCTGTTGTAGTTCCTAGCGGTTTGGTATTTCTTTATGAACTGTTCAAGTGGTGCCGTGCTCATTGCATATCCTTTTGTATTGCGTCCCTGACTGCCATCAATATCCGACCAAGATGGTTGTCTCCCTGTCCTCGGCAAACTCCCCAAAATCTATCTCCCCACCAATTGCCTTCGATCAACGTCGAGCTTCCGGTGTCGATCAGTTTCCTAGCAAGTTCGGGATTGCGGCTGAATTTTTGGTAAACCAACTCGGTCATCACAATGATCCTGATCCCTTCCCAATCGGACCTAAGCTTGGCATGCTTGCCAAGCTTTTTGGCCATTCCTGGTCCGTTAGCGGTTCTTATGATTTCTCTCTCATCGGTGTCGAGCGTTTTAGCGGCTTGATATGCATGCTCAACGCTCGGGTATGTCATGCCGTCAAACTCAACCTCAACCGGATGGAAGTTGCTGAGAAAATGATACCTACCCGAGAACTCGCTTATCTCAGACATTGATGGATTTGTTTTTTGCCGAAATCTGATGCTGCATTTCAAGCTTGGTGGTAAACGGTCCGATGTACTCGTACTCAGCTAGGGTCGCTAGCTTTGGACAAAAACTTTGGGTCCATCCGTTTGGAAAGCGCAACCCGTAATATCCGGCTGCATACCTGTTGTCGCTTTTCACCGTTCGAGTGTAGCTCGGGACCGGATCTTCCAGCGTGTTGTACCATTCCGTGTGCTTGATCGGATAGCCGGATACCACACCAGCCTCCTTTTCCTGCTGGGGTTCGACCGGTTGCTCAACGGTGATCTTGCCTCCAAGCGCGGCTGCTAGCGATTCCATGCTATCGTGGGTTGACGCTCCGATCTTCCCAACGATATTGAGCTTGCCCTCTATCTTGCTCACTAGCCCAATCCGATCTCCGTTGGAGGTCAGGATCCAGCTTGAGTCAGTTAGGGGCCTCAGGGAATATTTCGTCATGGTGTATGACCCTCATCTTTGAACGATTTTGCTTGCTTCTCTGATCACTCGTGTAGGTTTTTAGGAAGCTTGCAATGTTTAGCAGTTTAGCATAGCTTATCCTGCTTCGAATGGGAAGTCTATCATCGGTCGTTGACAACAGGGCCTCGATCAACGATCCACTATTTTTAAGTCCAATGTCATGATCAATCACTTGATATCCAAATCCGCTATCAGCTGACCAGGACCATGATATATCGATCTTTTCGTGGAGCCATATGGTCCACCAATTTGTTACGGCAATCCCTGACCAATTGTATGCAACATCGGTCAGGAGAACACGCCCCTTGTGGCGACGCTCGATTGACTTCCAAAAATCAAATAATGGAATCGTTTCGCTGTTTAGGATCAAGGGTCCGGGTAAAACGGTCTTTATGTACCATTTTATCCCAGGGTGCGTGCCGTGCTGGTAATGGTGTATCTCAGGATTATAACAATCCTCGATGGTGCTTAACGCAGACTCAATCTCTATGTCTAACACTCGGTATTTATGGCACGATCCTTACCAAGGGTACCGGGATACACCGTGCTGAGGCACGGGCTAAACTCACCGCTGCTTTTCTCTATCTTAACCAATCCGTGGGTGTTGCAGAAACGCATCAATGCCAATCCGACCTGTTTGCGTGAATCCCTGACGATCGAACCAATTATGGTCGCATCGAATTTCTCGACCAGGTCAGCTGGTTGTTGGGTTAGATCGATCAGCAACCTGTTACGCTCAAAGTCGTCCTTGACACGATGATCAACGCCCTCGTGGTCAGTCCACTTGCTGAGCATGAGGTTGTTCCATGCAAAACCACGAGCGTTTCTGTCAGAAAACGCCTCTTGCAACTTCTTTGTGCGGACACCCGGAAAAGCACTCATGACGTTATCGCCGTCATCGCCGCGCATGCATTTTTCAAACAAAAGCCATTCCGGATCCGGAACCGGAAGATCGTTCCCGTGCTTATTCTTGGCGATCTTGCCGTCCTTATCATACACACCGGTGTTGGTGTATAGAAGACCGGCAATACCGTTGTATATCTTGACGTTTTCGGATACCAACTGCTGGAAGTCACTGTCGCTGCTTATGATGATGTGATGATCCTGTGGATGAAGTGCAATCCACCTGGCGATCATGTCATCAGCCTCGGCTTCTGGATGCCTGAGCACCGTGCAATTGGTCTGCGTGCTGACGAACTTGACAAAGTGATCCATGACCTCGAAAAAGACGTTGTCGTCCTCGACCTCCTTGGGAGACCTCTTGATCGCCGCTGCCTTGCGGTTGGCCTTGTAGGGTGCATACACGTTTTTCCGCCAGCTTCGTCCTTCCAGGCAAAACACCGTGTGATTGCCGTCGAACTGATTCCAAACCTTTTTGATGCTGCTCATGATGATGTGCAACGCCAGGGATAGCTGTTGTTCAGTATCCGGCGCACGCACACCGTGTCGCACTCGCATGAAAAGGTTTTGGGTATCTATGATGAGGTATGTAGCCACGCTCTTGCTCCTGATTAAATCTAATATAGCATTCTTGATGCCGAGCGAGCAAGCCTTAAATAGGTGCATGAAAATCGTCGTCGCCGGTGACTCCCATTCGTATGGGACTGAATTAGTTCCGGAAAGATTCCGTAATAAATCGGCAGCTTGGTTCGTTGACGGCATACCAGCTGAACATCAGGCCGAAGCGGCCGAATATCGCAAAGCCCGCGCTTGGCCTAGGATCCTTGCTAACGGGTTTGGTTTGTCGGACTCAGACCTGATAAATCTTTCAGCCCCGGGTGTTGGTAATCATCTGATAACCATGCAGATCCTAGACTG